ATCAAATCATGCGTAACATTACAGTTACCACAAATGCTGGCACTAAGGGCAAACAGATTAAGGATCTTACTATTACTAATGATAGTGGAAACAATGTCTATGACACAAATGACTGCACAGATATCGCATCTACCATAACAACATTATGGGGAATAGTTACCACTGCGGTTGGTACGACTGCAGGTGGATCTGGTAATCTTAATAGTGTCACAAGAACTGTATCTACGTCACCTGATTTCCAAATCAAGGTAGGTAGTGTAACCTTTGATGGAGTTGATACAACATTTACTACAGAATCTGGTGGTAGTACACAAGTACTACCTGCATCTGATAACTTCTTGATATTCTTGAATGGAACATTCCAGATCAAAGGAACTACAGATGCATACACATATACTGGTAGCACAATAACATTCACTGAACCACCTTTACCTGGCATGGACTTCTATGGGTACTACTTTGGTAAGTTAGTGTTACTAGATGATCTATCTCCTTTCTTTGATAGCAGTAGAACAACATTTGTTATGAAGAATGAGAACGAACCATTCTCTCTAGAGAGTGATAATGAGGCTGTCAATCCTTCAAACAACTTACTAATATTCCTAAATGGTATATTCCAAGAACCTGGCGTTGCATATACATTAAGAGGATCAGTTATTGAATTTAGTGAACCTCCAAGAGCATCATCTCAATGTGTTATGTTTATCTTTACTGGAAGTCCTAATGACATTCTAGTTGCAAATACATTTAACTCTATTGATCCTAATGATAAAATGCAAATCGTTAGTGAAGGTTCCAATCGTAGAATTGCAACTGTTTCAAGTTCTAGTTCTGTTGATACATATGAATATACTGGTTTGAGACCAATTGTTGCTGAGTTTGAAGCTGTTGTTACAGGTGGTGTGGTAACACAGGTCAATATTACTAATGCAGGTTCTAACTATGAGAACCCTCCAATCCTTATCTTTACAGGTGGAGGTGGAGTTGGAGCTAGTGCACAAACAACTATTGAATCTGGAAGTGGTAAAGTTCTATCTGTTACTAACTTAAAGGGTGGTAGTGGATACACAAGTGCTCCAACAGTTATTGCAGCACATCCAATACATCTTGAAAGATTTGAGAGAAACAGAATTATCTCTGACTCTAACTTACTTGGGGTTACTTATCTTACATCATCTATCAATGCTACTGATACTACATTGAACTTAAGAAACGTTTGGTACAATGTCTCTCAGAAGTATGGTTTTGCAGATGAAGGTGAAGTTCTTATTCCTTATTATAATCCTAATACTGATAGTTCTGGTAATGTAATAGGATGGAGGAATGAAAGAATTCTATTTGGTGCAAAAGATACCGTTAATAATACTCTAACTGTTGCAACAGGAGGTAGAGGTTTTATGGGTACAACCGCTTATGAACATAATGTAATTACTGGAACTTACTCAGTCAGTCAGAGCTCTAGGATTGTGACTGTTACAACTTCTAGTAATCATAATATGCAAACAGGTGAGAATAGAATATTCTTAGATTTCAGTTCTGGAACTAATGTTGTTCAATCAGATGGCAATGCTGCTGATCCTTCAAACAATTATGTTACCTATATTCCACCAGACGGAGTATATAATATAACTAGGACTGGGAATACATCTTTCACAATTGAAATACCAGATGAGTTGCGTAGAATCAATCCTGCAAACGGAGGATTATTAGACGTAGGTTACCCTGTAACGATAACTGGAAACGTAAGTCTCCTTCCAGAAGTTCGTCTGAGATCATTATAAATAACAACAAAAGCTTAATGGCATGGCATTAGTTACTGATAAATTTAGAATATACGCTGCTGAAAGCTTTAGAGACACTCTACAGGCCACCAATAAGGTGTACATGTTTGTAGGTAGATCTAAATCTTGGGGTAGTACAGATGTACCACCTTCAGGTGAGCCTATTGATAGTTTTGAGTACGCACGTGGTGTGTATGCTGATTCCGTGGGTTTTAAGAGAGTTGATATTTCTGACACTGCATTAGTAGTTCCTAGAGTTGACTGGGTAGATCCTACCAAAACAACTGGTGGAGTTGGACGTACATATTCAATGTATAAACCTGATTATTCTCCTACTAAGACTACTGCAAATGGTGCGTCTAGATTATATGACAGTAACTTCTATGTGATGAACTCAGACTTTAACGTCTATAAGTGTCTTTATAATGGTCAGTCCCCAGACTTCCCAAGAGGTAGACCCTCTTTGGTAGAACCTACTGGTACATCAACAACTATTATCGAAACATCAGATAGTCCTGGCGTATATTCTTACAGATGGAAATATATGTACACTATTGATGCTGATAATATTCTAAAGTTTGTTACCTCTGAGTTTATCCCAGTTATTTCTAATTCATTAGTTAAAGCTGCAGCAAACTCTGGTTCAGTTGATACTGTGGTTATTGAGAATGCTGGTTCTGGATACAACAATAAAGATTATACCAATGTTCCTATTAGAGGAGATTGGGAAATCAATGGTGGTACTCAGGCTTTCTGTACAGTAAAAGTAGAATCATCTAAGATTACTTCAGTGACAATTACGTCTGCAGGATCTGGATATAGTTTTGCTTCTATTGATGTTGCTTTAATTCCTGGCATAGGTAGTGGATTAAATGCGTCTCTTGACGTTGTACTTCCACCAAACTTAGGTCATGGTGCTGATGTTGTAAGAGAATTTGGTTCTTATCGTTTAATGTTTGCTAGTAAGTTAGAAACTACTAGTGCATTTGTAGATTTTCCAAATGATTTGTCTTACAGAAGGGTTGGTCTTGTACTTAACCCATTCGACTACAATACTACAACAGTGTGTAGTCAAAATACTAGATCTGCTGTGAAAGCAATAATCTTTCCTCAGTCTGGTACTGGATCTCCTACTGGTAACTTTTCACCTGGTGAAAGTATAACACAAGCAACAACAAACGCAAAAGGATTTGTAGTTTCATATGACTCTACAACTAAAGTTTTGAAATATTATCAGAATTCTGAAGATGGTACTGTGAATGGTAATGTAATTTCATTTTCTGGTGCAAACCAGATAACAGGTAATGTTACTGGATTTGTAGCTACTCCTGATACAAATTTTGGAACATCTGCTGTTCCACTAGCACAGATAACAATTGGTGTTTCTGTGTATGAGTTAGGTCTTTCATTCGTTGCAGGATATGCTAATGAAGAGATTGATTTAAACTCTGGTGAAATACTTTATATTGATAACAGGATCCCAATCACACGATCTGCGGATCAAAACGAAGAGCTCAAAGTAGTAATTGAATTCTAAATGGCACAGAATACGAACCTGAATATAGCTCCTTATTTCGACGATTTTGACGCAAATAAGGGTTTCCTAAAAGTACTTTTCAAGCCTGGCTATCCAGTCCAAGCTAGAGAACTTACTACGCTTCAGAGCTTATTGCAAAATCAAATTGACACATTTGGTCAAGGTGTGTATAAAGAAGGTGCCATGGTCATTCCTGGTGGTACTACTCTTAACAAGAAAGTTCCTTGTGTCATAATTCAAAATACTTATCTTAATCTTGATGTAGAAAACTATAGAACTGCACTTGATGGTCAGATTATAAAGGGATCTACTTCTGGTGTTCGTGCTCGTATTCTATTTTCTATTAGTGCTACTACATCAGTAAGAAATAATATTACATTTTACATAAACTATATTCAGAAGGCTGACGATAATACTACCACTACATTTACTGATGGTGAGACATTTACCTGTGAGAGTGACATTACTTACGCTTCTACAACTATCACAGCTGGTACACCTCTTGCACAACTCTTAAATTCTAGTGCAAACGCACAAGGATCAACTGCTAACGTTGGTGCTGGTGTCTATTATGTTAGAGGATACTTTGCTAATGTATCTGAACAGACTATTATATTAGATCAATACGAAACCAATCCATCATATAAGGTAGGATTGAAGGTAGAAGAAAGAATAATAACTGCTGATGAGGACGCAACCTTATATGATAATGCTATAGGAAGTACAAACTTCTCAGCACCAGGTGCAGATAGGTTTAAAATTACACTAACATTAGTTAAGAAATTACTTACTGATCCAAACTCTGCTGACTTTATTGAACTTTTACGTGTTGGTGCAGGTAAATTAGAGAAAAAAGTAGAACGTAGTGAGTTAGGATTTATCAATGATATCCTTGCAACTAGGACTAAAGAAGAATCTGGAGATTATTACGTCAAAAAATTTAAACTTGACGTAAGAGAGAACCTAGATGATGGGTTTAATAATGGTATATACCCTCCAAATACTCTTACTTCTGGGGGTGTTGCACCATCTGAAGCAAATATTTCTGTACAATTATCTTCTGGACAAGCATATGTACAAGGTTATAGAACAGAAAGATTGTCTACAACATATAAAGATGTAGAAAAACCAAGAACTTTTGATACAGAAACTAATAAATCTATAGCATCAGACTTTGGTAACTTTGTTTTGATGACAAATGTACATGTAGTACCAACAATATATGAGACTGTTGAGCTCAGAGATCTAGTAACTTCAACACCTGGCTCACCTGCAGGTGTTGTTATTGGTAGAACTAGAGTGATTGACGTTGATCAGAACTCTGGAGCTGCTGGTTTTGCATCTACAAATACCTACAGAGCAAACGTTGTTGACACTGATTTCTATACAAAGATTGTTCTTGGGTCAGGATCAGGTGTATCTTGGTCTGCAGAAAGACTTGTTGTTGGTAGAACATCTGGTGCTACTGCTATCCTTGTGAGTGGAAGTAGCGTAACTGGATTTCTTACTAATATTACTGGTGAGTTTGTTGTAGGTGAGAAGTTAGATTATGACGTTGCAGGCACTTCAGGAAATGGTGGACTTAGTGGAACTAGAACTATATCTACAATTACCAAGTATGGTATGGGTGATGTTAAGTCATATGCATTTAATGGTGGTGCAGGTACTGCTGATGCAGTATTAGATGCTCAAGTAGCATTGCCTGGTTCAGGTACAATCTTATCTTCAGTGTCTGGTACTGGAGTTGGATCTACTGCTACCGTAACCTCAACACTTTCAAACTATAATATTCAGTTAAGAATTGGAGATATTGTTGAATTTGGAAATAATGGCGTAGCACACAGAGCAAAGGTAACTTCTCTTGGTGGTGCATATGCATTCAATGTAGAGAAGGTCAATACAGGTAACATGCAAAATGGTGATGTTACTGGTGCTATTGTTAGAACTCGTCCTGAAATTAAAGAAGCACAAAACAAGCAATTAGTATCACCACTTGGATATAAAGCAATTAAGAATACTAACAATGACAATACTCAAAATCCAGCTGGTTTCTTTAGGAAGAGTGTTACTTCACAATCTGTTAGTGGTGGTAATGTAAGTATTGATGCAGGTGCTGGCCTTGTATGGAGAGATGCTAGTGATGCAGATGACTTTAGAGTTGTTGTTACTGCAGGTACAGGTGATGGTAGTGTATTGACCGCAAATAATGGATTTACTATTAGTGGTAGTTCATCAAATACCCAGAGTGTTACACTTCAAGGTCTCACTGGTGTTAGTACTGTAAATGTTATTGGTACTGTTTATAGTTCTAATAGATCTGCAAAAGCAAAGACCAATGAGAAAATGAAAGTTCTAAAGGTAGATAAAACCTTTGGATCTGCTGTAAATGGATTAACACAGTCTCAAGTTGGTTATGGTCATAGAATTGGTGATACTCGTATATCTCTTGGTACTGGTGATGTATACAAATTAAAAGCTGTATTAGAATCTCTAGATTCAAACGATCCTGTAATACCTAATTTTACACAGACCAATTTAGTTGGTGCTCTTACTGTAGATGAAGTTATTACTGGTGATACTTCTGGTTCTAGAGCTAGAGTGGTTGCAACTAATGGTAATATCGTTTACTACCTTCCAGTTGAAGGTGACGTATTCTCTGATAATGAAACCATAACTGCTGATGGAGGTGCTACCCTCAAAATTGCTGGTACTCCAACTTTAGGATCAAAAGATATTACTGACAGTTATACTCTAGATGATGGTCAGAGAGATCAATATTACGATTACTCATCTATTGTTAGAAAGTTTGGTTATGCAGAACCAACTAATAAAATTTACGTTATATTCGATCGTTTCCTAACCACAGCAGGTATCAACCCATATACTGTAGATTCATATCCTACTGAAGATTACAAAATAATTCCAGAGTTCGGTGATAACCCTCTTAGAAACGTAATTGACTTCAGACCAATAGTTGCAGAAAAATTAACTAATGCAGGTTCTATAACTTCTCCATATGTTCTAAGTGACACTAAGTATTTTGATTTTGCAAATAGAGCATTCACTGGTAACTTAACAGGTATACCTGGCCAAGGAGATACTACACTTCTAAGTTTACAATACTATCTTGGAAGAGTAGATAAAGTCTTTATGAGTAAGAACAGTGTAATTCAAGTAGTCAAAGGTTCACCTGCAGGTGATCCAGTATCTCCTGATGACCTTGATGATGCAATGTTATTAGGAACTATAACATATCAACCATATGTGTTTGATGTTGAAGAAGATGTTGAGATTAAAGAAACAAACTTCAAGAGATATACATTCAGAGACATACAGGTATTAGAAGATAGAATTAAAACACTTGAATACTATACACAGTTATCACTACTAGAGAGTGAGACTGCAAGCATGGAGATTAGAGATACAAGTGGTCTTAGCAGATTTAAGAACGGATTTGTTGTAGATAACTTTGCTTCTCTAGCAACTAGTGATACTTTACATCCAGATTATAGAGTTTCTCTTGATTTTGATGAAGGTCAACTTAGACCAACTCACTATACTACTGCAGTGCCTATAACATATAGTACAGCATCTACAAATGTCGTTACCAGTAGCGAAGATATAGTTACTCTTCCATATACTGATTCAGTCCTAATTGATCAACCCTATGCATCTGGTGTGGAGAATGTCAACCCATTTAATGTATTTACATACATGGGTGATATTCAACTATATCCAGAATCAGACAACTGGGTAGATACAACATCACTCAGTCCTATCCAAGGTCCTGTTGTAGAGGGTAACTTCTTGACTACTGTTAGAGAGTATAATGCTGACCAGAATGGTTTTTCTCCTATACAATGGAATTCATGGAAGACAACATGGACTGGAACTGACATCAATAAGAAAACTGGCTCATGGAGAAGGGATGCAGGAAAAGGTAGAAGAGCAAGAAGAAGAACTATCACTACAACTACCACAACTACTACAAAACAAACAAGAACAGGTATTAGATATAGAGTAACTCCTGTGATTGAACAGCAATCATTGGGTAATAAAGTTGTTTCTGTAGAGCATATTCAGTTTATGCGTTCTAGAAATATTGAATTTGCTTGTGAAAAGTTAAAACCAAGAACTAAATTCTATCCATACTTTGATGGTATTGCACTACCTCAGAAACTTATTACTCCTAAGATTATGGGTGTAACAAAAGATACATCTACTGATTCAAAGACTAATAACATTCCTTTCCAGATTGGTGAAACTATATCTGTTGCTGCTAATCAAGGTGCTAACGGTGCTCCTAAATCAGGATTTAGATTTAAAGGAAAGGTTGCTGCACCTAATGATGGATTCCAAATTAATCCATTAGACGGTACAGATATTTCATCTACAACAGATTATACATCAAACCTAGCATTTATTAATATTGATACTAGATCTCTTGGCGATCAGGCTAAAGGTACTTACTACGGTTCTCCTAAAATTAATGATTATATTATAGGAGAAACATCTGGTGCCATTGCAAAAGTATCTAATAAGGATTTGATTACAGATAAGAAAGGAAAACTTAAGGGATCATTCTTCATTGATACTCCTAATAAACCAGGTGTGCAAAAGTTTAAGACTGGTACTAAATTGTTTAGATTGAGTGATACTCCTGACGATAGTAAAGTACCTGGCGTATCTGATAGTAGTGGTGAGGTAGAATTTACTTCATCTGGTATTCTACAGACCACACAGGAGACTATTATATCTGTAAGAAATGCTAAGGTAACATCTGAACAGATGAAAGATGCTAGAACACTTACAAGTGTTTCTGTCGATGAGGTTGAAGAGACTAGATGGTGTGACCCTCTTGCACAAACATTCCTTGTTGATGATTCTGCACTTGAGGGTGGAGTATTCTTAACTAAGATTGATTTATTCTTCTTCACTAAGGATCCAGAAATTCCAGTTGCTGTTGATATCAGAACTGTTGAAAATGGTATTCCAACACAAACAATACTACCATTCTCAAAAGTTGTATTGGATGCTGAAAATGTATTCACATCAGCTGATGCTTCTAAACCTACTACATTTACATTCAAGTCTCCTGTATTCATACAGGAAAGAAAAGAACATGCTATTGTAGTTACATCAGACTCCAACCAGTATAAGGTATTCATCTCAATTCTTGGTAAAGATGCTGTTGATGCTGCACACCTTGGAGAGAAAATATCTGAGCAACCATATATCGGTGTTCTATTCAAGTCACAGAACGCATCTACATGGACTCCATCTCAGTTAGAAGATTTGATGTTCAAGATTTACAGAGCAGACTTTACTGTACCTACTACAGCTGCACCTTCTAAGTTAGTATTAGAGAACGCTACTCTTGGAGAAAGTAATGGTGGTTCTTTAAGACTTGCACCTAATTCAATGAAGTTTACTTCAGGTAGTGATGAAATAAGAGTATTCCATAGTAATCATGGTATGCAATCTGCACTTAACTATGTTGACGTTAGCGGTGTCATATCTGAGGTTCCAGATACTACTATATCTGCATCTGGTGGATTGTCGGCCACAGCAACTGGTGCACAATTAGTTGTTGCTGATGCATCTCAATTCCATACTACAATAGGTGGTTCTCCTGTAAGTAGTTCTAACTTAGGTTTTGTTAAGATACTTGGTACGGAAGAAAATGGTAGTGGAGATGAAATAATTGCATATGAGGCTATCAGTGGTAATACCTTAACTATCAATGCTTCTGGTAGAAACTATACAGGTTCTTCAGGAACGGGTACTGGTAAAGCTCATTTACAAAATGCTATAGTACAATGCTATAACATTGCAGGTATTCCACTAACATTGATCAATACAACTCATAATAATACAACTGGTGGAATTATCTCTATCAATAGTCCACATAGTTATCACTTGAAGATTAACTCTAAGAATGCAGGTAAGAGTATTCAGTCTGGAGGTCCTAACATTCAGATATCACAAAACATTCCTTGGGATGTTCTTACCCCACAAATACAGTCTCAGATAGAACCTCAAACAGGAATAGTTACTAGAGTTCTAGGCACAAGTGGAACATCTTGTGGTCCTTTCGGTACTAATACTCCAGAAACATCATTTGTTAAGGACACTCAATATATGGATGTTACTGTTGGTGAAGAAAATTACTTCCCAGAAACTAAAGTGATTGCAAACCAATTGAATGAAATCAATAGAATGAATAACGTTAAGTCATTCACTATGGAACTTGATCTTAGTACAGAGGTAAGTCATTTGACTCCTGTTGTTGACCTAACTAGATGCCAGATTATTACAACAGGTAATGTATACAACAATATAGAACCTACTAGTGGTATTGGTGGAGAGTGTGCATCTAACTATATTACTAAGGTTGCCAGAATGGAGAAGAGTGCAACTGGATTAAAAGTTATGTGTTCAGCGAACACATGGACTGATTCTAAGATTGTAGTAATGTACAAGTTGGTTCCTGTGGGTTATGCAGGTAGTTTAGATGATCTAGAATTTAGATTTTTCAACACTACAGGTATACCAGACAACGGTGAGTTAATTCCTCAGAATGATCTCAGCACATTTACTGACTATGAATATACTATTGAAGACACTGATGAGTTTGATGGTTTCCAAGTTAAGATTGCTTTATTAGGACGCAATCAACCATACATACCAAGAGTAAAAGATTTTAGGGCAATAGCTTTAGCATAATGGATGATATTGAATTAATCCCTGTCGATGGACATAACTCCTTAGGCAGGGATCCGCAATCTAATGCGATTTTAAATACTGACATGTCTGGATACGAGGCTTATAAAAAAGCACGTAAAGACGCATTAAAGAAGGATAGAGACTTGCAAGTTTTACGTGATGAAGTTGATCAATTAAAAGAACTTGTAAATACTTTAGTCCAGAAAGAGGATAAATAGGTTTAAGCTAAATAATATAGGAAATTATTAGAGAATGGCTAGTGCTGTATCCAACTTATTGATTTACCAAGGTGCGGATTTCACCATTGATTTTACAGTGGAGAATGATAATGGTACTGCATTTAACCTTACTGGGTATACAGTAGCTTGTAAAATCAAGAAGCACTATACAAGTAGCACTTCTACAACAGTGACAGCAGCAGTTCTATCTCCTGCTACATCTGGACAGATACAGTTATCTCTAACAAATGGACAAACGGCCGCAATGAAGTCAGGTCGTTATGTATATGATGTAGTTATTACTGCAGCATCTGGAACAAAATCCAGAGTGCTCGAAGGTTCTGTAAGCGTACTTGAGGGGGTAACACTCTAATGGCAAGATTAAGATTTGGAGATCAATCCGTACCAAAGGTGACACGAGTCGCCACTGGTGGTGGAGGTGGTACTATCGGAGGAATGTCCGATGTAGACCTGACAGATACATCACAAGGTGGATTATCTGATGGAGCTGTTCTTGTTTACTCTGCTACAGATACAAAATTTGTACCAACAAACGTCTTAAATAACATCACTATCAACGGGGGTAGCTTCTGATGGCATCAAATATACTCATTAAAAGGAGTACTGGGGCAACAGCACCAGGCACGATTACGTTCGGTGAATTAGCCGTAACTATCGGTGGTAACGGTACACAGGCAAACGCAGATGATCGTCTGTTTGTCGGTGATAATAACGGTGCTGCTCAAATAATTGGTGGTAAATACTTCACTGACATGCTTGATCATGTTGCAGGTACTCTTACTGCTAGTTCTTCAGTTATTGTAGATAGCAACTCAAAGATAGATAACTGGAATGTAGATGATATAAACTTAAATGGTAATACTATTACAACTGGTACAGCAGATACAGATCTAGTCTTAGCTGCAAATGGTACTGGTAAGATCGTTATACAGGACGGTCAAGAATTAGAATTTGGAACTACAGGTGATCTTGAATTTGCATTCAATGATTCCGATGCTGTATTGGACATCAAGCGTGCTGCAGGTACCCCCGACTTGCGTATTGCTGATGATGTTCGTTTATACTTTGGTACTAATAAAGATGGTGGTATCCGC